AGAAGCAATGTATAAAAATCATGTTAAGATGTTAAAAAAATATATTGAAGATCAAAGGGAAATATTATCATCATATTATTATGCTGATGAATATGATGCAGCAAATGCAAAAGAGCTTGAAACAAAGCTTGATGATATTGGTGATTGGATTGCTGATGTTTGCAATGGGATGAATAGGGAAAAGTATTTTGACAGGCGTTATGAGATAAAACAAACGGTTGGTATAAATGAATAAAGAACAAACATTAATTGCAAGCCTGATCTTTTCTACAAAGGCCAATAGGGAATTGCAGAAAATAGGGATTGAATTATATTCTGGAATTCTGCAATCACAAGCTGCAAAATATATTGCAACGTGGTGTATTGATTATGTAGAAAAATACACAACAGCACCAGGGCCAACAATACAAAAAATTTGCAATACTTACCTTGAATCAGAACCAGATAAAGCTGAATATAAACTTGCTAATAAATTAATTCAAACAATCACAACTGAATATACTATTGATGATAATTGGGAATATCTTTTAGACGGAATTTTCCAGCATATAAAAGAAAAACAATTTGAAAAACTAAAAGCAAACATTGAAATTTGTTTATCAAAAAATGATGTGTCAAGTGCTGAAGAATTATTGACAGTTTTTAAAACTGCAAAGCGTGAAAAAATTGAAGGGATTTCTTTAAAACAAAATGAACTTGTTGCAAAAATCGTAACTGATAATTCTGAAGATGAAACAATCTTAACTTTCCCGGGGGCGCTAGGTCAACTAGTAGGTGATCTCCAAAGAGGTGATTTATTTGCAGTTGCTTCACCTGCAAAGCGCGGGAAATCCTGGTTTTTACAAGAATCAGCTATAAGGGCTGCATTGCAGAAAAAGGTCGTAGTATATTACTCATTGGAAATGAATGAAAAACAAGTGTTGTCAAGAATAGCACAGCAACTTACAAATGAAATAAGATATTTACCGCACGATTCTGAAGTTGATGATTCTGGAACAACATATAAAAATGTAATACTGCCAACATTTGACGGTATTGATGCAATTAGGCAAAACAATACACGTAAATACGGTATGAATAGAAAACTGGTTGCTGATAAGTTAAAGAAATTTGACACGATGTCAGGCCGGGGTGATATTCATGTGTGTTGTTTTCCTGCATATTCTGCTGATGTAAAAAGAATCAATCAACATTTAGATGAATTGGAACGGGAAAAGAATATTATACCGGATGTGATTGTTGTTGATTATGCAGATATATTACTTTCAAGTAATCGGCAAGATTACAGGCACCAAATAGATTTAATTTGGAAATCATTAAGGGGACTTGCACAAGAAAGAAGCGTGCTATGCATAACGGCAAGCCATACAAACAAAAGTACATATAGTAAATCCATGGGCCAGGGTGATCTTGCTGAAGATACAAGAAAGTTAAATCATGTTAGTTGTATGATTGGTATGAATCAGAGTAATCAGGATAAAGAAAATTTTGTTTGGCGTGCTGTAAGTTTAGCAAATCGGCACGGTGCTTTCAATAGTGCTGATGAAGTTGTTGTATTACATAATTTTGAAATCGGAAGAACTTATATTGACAGCAGATGGATGAAAGAAATAGGTTATGATCCTGATAAAAAACAAAACAGTTTGCATTGATTTGTTTTTTACAATATATAAAGTAGGGGGTTGTATGAAAAAGATACCGTTTTATTTTTTTGCGTTTATCGGGGGTATGTTTTTTTGTATTGCTTTTATATTTGCATTGCCGGCAATGTTTTTTCTTGCAATTGGCGGGAAATTAATTGAACTCAAAACAAATCAAAAGGAAAAATAATGTTTGTACACTTACACGTGCATGATGAATATTCAATACTTGATGGTTTTGGAACAACTGAAAATTTTGTTAACCAGGCTATTCAATACAATCAACCGTATCTAGCAATTACAAATCATGGAAACATTGACAATTTTTATAAATTGCAAGCAGCGTGTAAAAACAAAAACATAAAACCCATTTATGGTGTTGAATTATACATTGTTAAAGATGCTTCGATAAAAGAAAAAGGTGAAAAAAGAAATCACATTACTGTTTTAATTCAGAATGAAACAGGATATAAAAATCTTATGTGTATCTTGACAAAATCACATCTTGATTATTTTTACTACAGGCCCCGCGTTGATCCTGCTTTACTATTACAATACAAAGAAGGGTTAATTTTTTTATCTGCATGTTCAGCTTCCTTGATTCATCAAGATTGGGGTGTTCAATTTTTAACAGTAATTGACAAACAGAATGTTTTCCTGGAAATAATGCCACATTATTATCATGAACAACAGAAAACAAATGAATTAGCATTTGAGTTGTCTAAAAAATATGGATGGAAAACAGTAGCAACGAACGATTGTCATTATCCAAAAAATGGTGATGAATATACACAAGAAATATTATTGGCAATACAAACAAAAGCAAAATGGAAGGATAAAAAAAGATTCAAATTTAATTGTACTGGCTTGTTTTTAAAATCTGAGTACGCAATGATAAAAAGTTTGGTTGCAAATTTTATTGCTGAAGATCAAGCAATTGAAGCGTGTAATAACACAATGCTTGTTGCTGATATGTGCAAAGATTTTGATTTACCTGAAAATGAAATATCAATTCCGAAACTGTATGAAAACTCAAATTATGAATTAAGTGTTTTGTGTGAAAAAGAAATGTATAAATTTTCTGAAAACAAGATTTATGTTGATAGATTAAAAGAAGAATTGCAACAGATAAAAAACAAACCAGGGTTTGCAGATTATATTTTAATTGTATATGATTTAATTTCATGGTGTAGAAATAATGATGTAATGGTTGGCCCGGGGCGTGGTTCATCAAGCAGTTCCCTAATTTGTTTCTTGCTTGGAATCACAATGGTTGATCCCATCAAACATGATTTATTGTTTTCGAGATTTATTGCACCATCAAGAATTGATCTACCTGATATTGATATTGATTTTGAGGATAGGAAAAGGTATTTAGTAGTTGAACATTTGATTGAAAAATATGGCGAAAATTATGTTGCAGGAGTTTCAACTTTTTCCCGTTTAGGATGCAAAGGAATTTTTAGGGATGTTTGTAGGGTGTTTGAAAATCCTTTAAATCTTGTTAACATCCATGCAAAAATGATTGATTCCGAATTATCACTTGCAGATAATTTTGATGAAGAAAAAAATGGTTATGCAAAATCGTTAAACAAATTTAAGAACAAATATAAAAAGCAAGTTTCAGCAATGATAAATGCTGAAAATACTATCAGGCATAAAGGCCAACATGCTGCGGGCGTTATTGTTTCAGCTGAAAATTTGCATACATCAGGTAAATGCTATTTGACAAGAGCAAGTAAAAATTGCAAAACAGGCGTTGACAAATTAATCAATTGGGATAAAAATGAACTTGACACTGTTGGTTTTATCAAACTTGACATTTTAGGGTTAAACGGGTTGTCAACTTTAAGTGAAATTTTAAGATTAATTAAATTGAGACATGATAAAACTGTAATACTTGATACAATTGAATTTGATGATAGTTCTGTTTTATCTGCATTTTCAAATCATAACGGTTTGGGTATTCATCAGTTTGCAAGTTCAGGAATGCAGGATTTTTGTTGTGATTTAAGGATTGAAAGTTTCAAAGATGTTGTTGCGGCTAATGCATTATGGAGGCCTGGAACGTTAAAAACAAAAATGAACATTAAATATGCAAGGCGAAAAAACGGGATTGAAAGAACAACATATTTACATGAATCAATCGAATCGATTACACAAGATACATACGGAATAATTTTATATCAAGAACAGGTGATGCAGTTGGTCCATGAAGTTGCTGGTTTATCCTGGGAAAAGGCCGATGAAATTAGGAAAGTAATTGCAAAATCAAAAGGCAAAGAAGCATTTCAAAAATATAAAACCGAGTTTGTGAATGGTTGTGTTGAAACATCAAATGTCAAAAAAGATTTAGCTGGTTCAATTTGGGATTTATTAGAAAGTTTTGGAAATTATTCATTCAACAAATCACATGCAGTTGCATATTCTGTGATTAGTTATTGGCAAATGTATTTCAAAGTTTATTATCCGTTAGAATTTTACGCTGCTACATTATCATTTTGTGCTGATGATATTAAAACGGAATTGATCAGGGAAACGCGCAAAAATAATTTACAAATCAGATTGCCGTTTGTTGGAATTTCAAAACCTGAAACGTGGTATATATATGATGATAAATTGTATTGCCCATTCTCAGAAATAATTGGTATTGGTGCAAATATATTCAGTGCTAAAAAGAAATTAGATTTATTTGAAGATGTTAAAGAAACCCTTACAAGCAGGGATTTTGATTTATTAACTAATGCCGGGTGTTTTTTAAATAAAGTTTTGACTGATGAAACTGCTTTTAATGTCCGTGAATATTATAAAATTAATTGGTCAAAATAAATCATTCAGAATTGAAAAAACTTACAATATATATAGTATAAAAAGGCGGGTAAAAACATGGATATAAAAAAGGATTTACAAATTGACCCTTCAAATCTTGATGAAGAATGGATCAAACAACCATATCTTTTCCAGGCATGTGCTGAAAAAGTGGTTGATTTTGAGGATGTAAGGGATCGACAAAAAAGAAATCTTGAAATTATCCTTGCTGAAACTGAAAAGGGGGTTAGACAATGCGCTGAAGAAAATAGTGAAAAGTTGACTGAAGCAAAAGTGAAAGCATTGGTAGTAACAAATGCAAAAGTTGTTGAAGCTGAAATGAATTTGTTAGATTTAACAAAAGCTGCAAAAATAGCAGGTGTGGCAATTAAAACACTTGAACATAAAAAAGAAGCTTTGAAGAATTTAACGAAATTGTATGAACAAGGATATTCGAAATTATTGTGCGATGGTGGATTAAAACCAAAAACAAGTTTTCGAAATTATTGTGCCAGGGCGGATTAAAACCAAAAACAAGTTAAAGGAAAACAAATGAATTTAAAAGATCAAATCAGAAAAAGAACTGA